GTTGACTGTACGTCAATGGTATTGACAACCTTTTGGGATAAATAGAAAACATCAAGAAAAAAAACTATGGAAATGCACCCCGACATCCGCGAGCGATATGACCAGTTATGTGCTGACTACCAGCGCCGCGGCATCATCACGCCAGGCATCCGCTCGCTCATCTACACGCTGGCCTGCGTAGAGGTGGAGGAGGAGATGCTGCAGTCGTTCATCAGCAAGTACGGCACCACCTACACGGTGACCGGCAAAAGCGGCGACCAGTACATGAGGAGCAGGCCGGAGTGGCAGCAGCTGCGCGACAACCGTCAGCGCAAGACCTCCATCGTGCGGTCGTTAGAAGGCAGCATGAATCAGGAGATGGAAGAGGATGAGCTCGACAAGTTCCTCAGCTGACCCCGGCTACTGGTACGACGCCGAGGCGGCCGACCGGGTGGTGAACTTCATCGAGCAGTTCTGCTCGCACGTGAAGGGCCACCAGGGGCCGTTCCTGCTCGAGGACTGGCAGAAGGACGACATCATCCGCCCGCTGTTTGGGTGGAAGCGTGCCGACGGCATGCGCAAGTACCGCACCTGCTACATCGAGATCCCGCGAAAGAACGGAAAGTCGAACCTCACCGCCGCCATCGCCCTCTACCTGCTGGTGGCGGAGCAGGAGGCCGGGGCCGAAATCATCAGCGCGGCAGGCGACCGGAATCAGGCGCGCATCGTCTTCGACATTGCTGCCGCCATGGTCGGGCAGAATAAGTCGCTGGCCTCACGCTGCAAGACGCTACAGCACGCCATCTACTACAAGAACTCCTTCTACAAATCCATCAGCGCCGAGGCCCGGACGAAGCACGGCTTCAACTGTTCGGCCGTACTCTTCGATGAGCTACATACGCAGAAGGACCGCGAGCTATACGACGTCCTCACTACGTCGGTGGCAGCACGCCAGCAGCCGCTCATCATTATGCTCACGACGGCAGGCTACGACACCAACTCCATCTGTTACGAGGTGCACGACTACGCCGAGCGCGTCCTCAACGGCGAGGTGGACGACCCGACGTTCCTGCCTGTGCTGTACCGCGCCGCCAAAGAGGACGACTGGACGCAGGAGGCGACATGGAAGAAGGCCAATCCCGGCTACGGTTCCATCTGCCGGAAGGAGTATTTTGAACAGGAGGTCGCCAAATGCAAGGCAAACCCGGCGGTGCTCAACACGTTCCTGCGCCTGCACCTCAACATATGGACCGGCAGCGACGTCGCGTGGATCACGGACCACGAGTTCATGCGCGGAGCCCGACCCCTGCCGGACGACAACTACCTCAAGAAGCTGCCCTGCTGGGGCGGCCTTGACCTCGCCTCCACCCGCGACCTCACCGCTTTCGCCCTCCTCTTTTGGGACGAGGTGGTGCAGGTGCACTACCTCAAGGTGCACCAGTTCGTCAACGAGGAGCGGACCAAGATGCGCAAGAGCGAAGGCGTGGACTACCTGCGCTTCCAGCGCGACGGCGACCTGTCCATCACGCCCGGCAACGTCACCGATTTCCGCACCGTCCGCGACCACATCATCCGCGCGGCGGAGACCTACAACATCACCGCCGTCGCCTATGACCGCCGCTTCTCCACGTACATCGTCCCGGAGCTTATCGACGCAGGTATCGACATGCAGCCGATGGGGCAAGGCTTCCTCGACATCAGCATGCCCACCAAGATGTTCGAGATGGAGGTGGTGAAGGGCACGGTCATCCACGGCGGCAACGCCTGCCTGCGCTGGCAAATGGGCTGCGTGAAGCTGGACCGCGACGCAGCCGACAACATCAAGGTCACCAAAGGGCGCACCAAATACGGACAAATGGTCGACGGGGTGGTGGCTTCCATCATGGCCTTTGGCTGCAAGCTCAACAGCGACGACGACGACGTCATCTACGAGGTGGTGACGCTGTAGGGAATTTTTCCTATAGCGTACCTTCGGCGCAATGTTCGAGAGAATCCTATCCCTCTTCCAGCGGCGTGCTCGCGTTGCCTACACCGGTAACAACGAGTTTTGGAACTCTACGGCCTACACCATGCGCACCCGCTCGGGCGCTATGGTAGGGAAAGAGAACGCCATGACGGTGGCCACCGTGTACGCCTGCGTCCGTGCTATCTCGCAGACGCTGGGCTACATGAACCTCAATGTTCTTGAGCGTATCGACACCGGCCGCCGCCTGGCGTACAACCACCCTGCCCACCAGCTGTGCGCCGTACGGCCGAACGACTACCAGACGCCGTACGAGTTCTGGGAGAGCATCACCGCGATGGCTATGGTTTATGGCCGCGCCTTCGCGCACATCAAGCGCAACACCTTCGACGGCCGGCCGACCGACCTGCATATCCTGCACACGAACGACTGCACGCTGATGAACATGAACGGCATGCTGTTCGTGCGTCACGCGGAGCTGGGCGACCTGCGCTACGAGGACGTGCTCGCCGTGAGCTGCCTGAACGGAAAGTCACCTATCGAGCTGCACCAGGAGAATATCGGCATCGCCAAGGCGGCAGAGAACTACGGCGCCGACTTCTTTGGCTCGGACGGTTCTATGCTCGGCATCCTGTCCACCGACAACCCCATCAAGAACGAGCAGATGGACGCGGTGCGGCGGTCGTGGCAGACCGGCGGCATCGGCGTCAAGGTGTTGCCGTTTGGCTTCAAGTACCAGCAAATCTCCCTGCCTCCCGAGCAGGCGCAGTTCCTACAGACCCGGCGCTACAGCGACGAGACCATCTGCACGATCATGGGCGTCCCGCCGTACATCGTAGGAGTTGCCACGCAGACAACCTTCAGCAATACCGAAGAGCAGGGCCGCAACTTCGCACGACACACCGTCGTGCCGTGGGCCACGCGCATCGAACAGGAGGTCAACCTCAAGCTCATCCCCGAGTTTGAGCGGGAGGACTACTTCGCCAAGTTCAACATGCAGGACCTCCTGCGCGGTGACACGAAAGCGCGCAGCGACTACTACCACCAAATGCTCACGGACGGCGTCTTCACCATCAACGAGGTGCGCACGATGGAGGATTACAACACCATCGGCGCGAAGGGCGACATCCACCTCGTGCAGGTGAACCAGCTGGACTTGAGCAGCATGTCGGACTACAGCACGAAAATCAGCAGCGATGCCGTATAACGACTACCCACAGGCAGTGACGGACAACGCACGGCGCGGCATCGAACTCAACGACGCCGTGAACGGACGCTGCGCCACGCCGGTGGGGAAAGAGACGGCCCGCATACTTGCTAACCGCGAGACCATCAGCCACGAGCGGACGGTCCGCATGTACAGCTTCCTGTCACGCGCCAGGACATACTACAACCCGGACGACACCGAAGCCTGCGGCACCATCAGCTACCTGCTGTGGGGTGGCGACGCGGGCCTGAGGTGGGCGACCAAAAAAGTCGAAGAGATGCAAGAGAACAACAACGACCGCGAGCAAGAGCTGCGGAACATCTACGGCCCCAACGTCGAGGTCCGCACTATGGAGGTGCGCGCGACGGAGGACATGATCATCAGCGGCTACGCCTCTGTCTTTGGAGACAGCTACGACCTTGGCTACTTCCAGGAGCGCGTAGCTCCCGGCGCCTTCAACGGACGCACCGAGGACGACGTCCGGCTGCTCATCAACCACGCCGGCGTGCCGCTTGCACGCACCACCAACGGCACCCTCGAGTTGACCATCGACGAGCGTGGCCTGCACTACCGTGCTATGCTCGCCGACACCAGCGAAGGGCGCGACCTCTACAAGCTCATCAAGCGCGGTGACATCACCCAGTCAAGCTTCGCCTTCACCATCGACGAGGACGAGTGGAACAAGGACCGCAGCATGCGCACCATCACCCGCGTGGGCCAGCTGTACGACGTCAGCCCGGTGACCTACCCTGCCTCACCTACCACCACCGTCGCAGCGCGGATGGCGGCGCGCGGCGCCAACTTGCTGCCGACCGAGGTAGAGGAGCGCGACGAGAAGACCGACGACCTACTCGAGGACATCATCGAATCGCTCGACGACATCAAGGCGATGATTGACGACTACACCGAGGAGGTCTCCGAAGACATGCCTAACGACAGCCCGGACGACATGCCGGAGGAAAACCAAAGCCGGAAAACCAATATCTCGGCAGATACTACCTTTGACCCGAAACCCTTTACCCTTCCATACATGAACCTCAACGACATGAAGGCGCTGCGCGCCTCCAAGCTGAACCAGCTGAAGAGCTTGACCGAATCGGCCGAGCTGATGCAGCGGTCCTTCAACGAAACCGAAGAGACGGCCGTAGACAACCTGCACACCGAAATCGAGGCGCTCGACGCGAAAATTGAGCGCGCCGAGAAGACCGAGGCGCAGGTGTTGCGTGCTGCTTTCTCTGCTGCTACCCCGCAGCCGGAGGTGCTCGAGCAGGAGAAAATCCAGCAGCGCTACTCCATCAGCAAGCTCGTCCGCGAATCGATGACCGGCCGCTTGACCGGTCTCGAGGCGGAGATGAGCCAGCAGGCAGCATCCGACCTCAAGAATGCAGGCGTAGGCGTCCGCGGCTTGGCACAAATCCCGGGCTTCATCCTGCGGAACACGTCGACCATCGGCGGCACAAACGTCCCTGGCCAGTCGAACACGAACGTCCTCGAGGCGCTCGTCCCGACCCCTATCCTCGAGCAGGCAGGCGCCAACGTCCTGCGCGGCCTCGCTGGAAACATCAACCTGCCCTCCCTCAACGACGGCACGGACATCATCAACGAAACGGCATCGGCAACGGGTGCAGCAGCTATCGCAGCGCGCCAGCTGGCTCCGCAGCGTGTGGCTTCACGTATCGACATCACCAACGAGTTGTTGGCAGCTATGAACCAAAGCATCGACGCTACGGTTCAGCGCCAGTTCGCACGTGCTTCTGCCGCGCAGATTGACGAGATGTTCCTCACGAAGGTTATCGCAGCTGCTGCTTCTACGTTCGTGAAGCGTAACGAAACGGCAGCCGCTACGGTGGCAGGCTTGACCTCGCAGGTGGCATCGGGCCTCATCGGTGCCCTCGGCAACGCCAACGCCTTGACGAACAGCACGGCGTTCATCACGTCGCACGGCCTGCTCGCTACGGCACGCTACACCCCGACGGTCTCCGGCGGCGCTATCCCGATCATGCAGGACAACGCCATCTTCGGATACCAGGCATACGGCACCTCGCTCGCAGCGGCCGGCCTCATCACCGACGCATCGTACGACATCTACAGCGAGGTCTACGCTAACACGACGGCAGCGACGGCTATCAGCAACGAAGCCGACCTCGTTCCGATTGTTATCGCGAACATGGAGAACTGCTATGTGGCATACTGGGGCGGCGGAGCAGCCGACCTGGTCATCGACCCCTACACCTTGGCTGCGACGGGCATCACCCGCCTCATCCTCAACATGTACGCCGACGCCGACTTCGCACACACGGGCGACGTCCGGTTCACGGTGGGCGCGTAATCCTTGCAGAGCTGACACCATAGAGAAGGCCCGGGGCACTCCCCCGGGCTTTCTTACTTTTGACCTATGACTATGCGATACAGCCGCGCGGCGGAGCCTACCGACACGAACTTCATCAGCCTCACCAACCTCAAAAACTACCTGAGGATTGACGGCAACGATGACGACACCACGCTCGGCTTCCTGCTCACCTCGGCGCGCCAGGCGTGCGAGGAATACACGGGCCGCCTGTTCGGCTCCGGCACGGTGACCTTCTACATGGACTCCTTCGAGGACAACCAGTTCCCGGCCGGGCCGGTGACGGCTATCTCGTCGGTCCAGTTCTACGACGTGGACAACGTGCTTCAGACGCTGTCGACGGCGCGGTGGTATGCCGACCTCGTTGGATCACCCCAGCGCATCGCCTTCGACGCGCCGCCGGCCGTCTACCTCGAGCGGTACAACCAGGTCATCATCAACACGACGGCAGGGCACAGCACGGTGCCCGGACCTATCCTGCAGGCTATGCGCCTGCTGTGCGGCCACTACTACGAGAACCGGCAGCAGGTTGTGACCGGTACCATCGCCACCGAGTTACCCATGGGCGTGCAGGCACTGCTGTCCACATACCGCGTCTACGCATGAGAATCGGTAAAATGGACCGCCGCATCGTCATCGAGCAGCCGACGGTGACCAAAGACGACTGGAACTACGACGTCGTGACGTGGACCACGCTGGCTACCGTATGGGCTGACAAGCTCGACCGCGGCTCCGGCGAGGTCGTGGAGGTGGACCGGCAGACGGCTCTCACCCGTACGCAGTGGACCATGCGCTACCGCTCGACCGTGAACTCCACGATGCGCATCCTGTACAACAGCCAGTACTACTACATCGTAGGCGTGGAGGAAATCGGCCGCCGCGAAGGTCTGCGCGTCTTTACTGAGCTTAGGAACTGATGGCAGGATTCAACGTGCGGGTGGATGCCGCAAGCGTCAAGGCTATCGAGGCTGCCCTCAAGGAGCTGCCACTGGAACTGAAGGGAAAGGCTATCTCGCAAGCTCAGATAAAAGCTGCCGCGGTACTGCGCAATGAGGCCAAAACCTTAGGCCAACAGCTGGGCGGTTCAGGTTCGTGGTCCAAGGCGCAGCAGGTGGTCTCAGGTAACGAAAAGAAGTACAAGCCTTACGTTGTCCTCAAGACCTCCAAGAAGCGCTTCAACATACAGCCCAAAAGCAGCTACCTCGACAGCCCGAAGGCGACGACAGCCGCGCCCATCAAGTACAACCACCTACTACAGAAGGGCAGCGCGCCACAGGTGCGGACGGGTGGACAGGGCAAATCCACACGGGGTGGTGCGATTGGGACACGCGGCACTGGTCGCGGTGGTTTTATGGTACGCAATGCGCAAACAGGATACATCCACCGCATAAAACAAATTAAACACCCCGGCTTCCAAGGTCACGACATCTATGGTAAAGTGCTGGCCAGCCGTGGTGAAGAGGCCATCCAGCGATTTAATCAGGACGCCATACAGGTCATCGATAAGTTCAAAAAGAAAAAAGGCTTCGCATGATCAACCTCGTCATCGACATCCTGAAGGCAGACGCCAACGTCACGGCCATCACCACCTCCGACCGCATCTACCCGCTGTCTCGGCTGGAAGGCGCGACCATTCCAGCCATCGTAGTACAGCAAATTGCTACCGACCCTGCCGACACGCACGACAGCACCAGCACGATGGACACCAACACCGTGCAGGTGACCATCATCGAGGACAAGCCTAAAGACGCCAACGCCTTGGCGGTGCTGGTACGCGCCGCGCTCGACGGCTACGGCGGCAACACCATCGCAGAAATCCGCCTGACCAACCAGGTGACCGACGTCTTCGAGGCCATCGACCTCTTTACCCTGACGCAGACATACGACGTGCGCGTCGTCCGCGACAACGTCACCGTGCCATCGGCCCTCGCCGACCTCGGCGAGCTGTACCTCGACGACGTATACGACGTGAACGCCACCAGCCCCGGAGCGTACAGCCGCCTCGAATACAACAGCAGCACCTCACGGTGGGCAGCTACCACAGACCTAAACATCTACGGGGCGGTGTACAGCAACCCGCGCCTCATCACACTGACGAACGGCACCACCTTCACGGTAGCCAGCGACGACCACCTCATCTTTTGCAACTACGCCAGCGGCTCCGGCACAGGTGCATCTACGCTCCGCCTGCCGGAAGTAGCTACCAGCGAAGGGCGTGAGGTGCGTATCAAGACCGGCAGCCACCTATCCAACCAGCGGACCCTGACCCTACGGCCAGCAACTGCCGATACTACCGTCACCATCGACGGGAGCGCATCGGCTACTATGGACCGCCACTACGACGGCATCACCGTCCACTGCATCGGAGGACAGTGGTACATCACCCAACGCAAGAGCAAATGAAAATTGCCGTACACTTCCCGGTCTACAAGCGGCCGCGCATCCGCAACATCGCCATGGACGCGCTCGACCGCGTGCGCGGCCAGTTCCTCGAGCATGGCATCGAGATGGAGGTATGCGTTATCGGCGACGACGCCGGCCTTGCGGCGGTATGCAAGAAGCGCAACTACATCCACTACGAGGTAGGCAACCACCCCGTCGGGCGCAAGTTTGAGATGGGCCTGCGTTACATGCTCCGGCATATGCAATTCGACTACCTGATGGAGTACTGCTCCGACAACATCCTGCGCAACGACTGGGCCGAGAAGATGGCCAAGGAGCTTAAGGCCGGCCGAGCGTGGGTGGCACACGCCGCCTTCTACATCGTGGATAGCAAGACCGGGCAGACGCACCTCTTCAGCGGGCGCGGCCAATCGAACGTGGGGCGCTGCACCTCGAGGAAGCTCGTGGAAGCCTGCCAAAAGCACCGCGGCCACTGCTACGAGTACGAGCTGATGGAGGGCCTCGATGCCTGCTTCCGCACCAACATCAGCCGCTGCACCGACCAGCTCACCTTCCTGCTCAAGAGCGAGACGCCGATGATTGTGGACATCAAGAGCGAAGTGAACATCAACACCTTCCGCGGCTTTGCAAGCAAGCCGGACCGCTTCCCTCCCACGGAGGTAGTCGGCGACTTTCCCGAACTTTCCCAACTGAAACCCTTTAACTTTTAAGACATGCCAACCACCGGTAAAATCCGCTCCAACGCGATCGGTATCTTCATCTCCAACGAAAGCGCCGACAGCGGCACCTTCAGCGGCAACACGTACGGCAACAACACCTCCGAGAACGACACCTGGGAGATTGTTGCCTGCGCCACCTCCGGCACCTTCAGCGGCTCTATGGAGGTCATCGACGCCACGACCAAAGACAATGACGGCGAGCGCGAAATCCTGACATCTTCGCTGTCGTGGACCATGAGCGCCGACGGCCTTGTGGAGTACGGCTTGAGCAGCTCTGTCCGCAGCGGGGCCGACCTCTTCACCCTGTGGAAAGCCAAGACCAAAGTAAAGGTCGCATGGACCACCGGCCTTGACGGCGACCTCATGTACTGGGGCAAGGCGTACATTACCAGCTATGAAGAAACGGCTGGGTTGAACGAAGTGGCCTCTTTCTCTGTTAACTTTGAAGGCGACGGCACGATCTACAAGGCTGTCCTCGACACCTCGAAAGCTATCTTTAACCTCAACACATAATGGCCAACAAGCTCCAAGGCAAGTTCTCGCTGCAATTGACAGACGATCTGACAGTGGACGTCTGTCTGAACCTCTACGCACTCAACCTTTTCCTCGAAGAGGAAGGCGCACAGTTGGACCAGTTGCAGGAACTCTTGGAGCAGAAAGCCCTGGCAAACCTCCCGAAGCTGGTATGGGCGGGAGTCAGGACGCAGGCCATCCTTACCGACCGAGAGCTGCCGTTGAACTTCCCCAAGTTCGCGGCGCTCTTCGGTTCGGTGAGCTGGGACGACGTGAGCAAAGACGTGCTCACCGCCCTGCAGCTGGACACAAAAAAAAAGTAAGCGGAGAGAGCGGCAAGGGTGAGCCGTTCGACATGAGGTCGTTGTACGTCGCTTGGCTTGAGCGCGGCAACGACCCTTCTACTTTCTGGAGCTGTACCTTCGGGGAGGTAATGATACTTCTGCGCTCCTATGAATTTAGAGATGAACTCCAGTGGATGCACACCAGCGCCGTCATGGCAATGCTGGCGAATATCCATCGAGCAAAGAATGCACGCGCATACGAGTGGACGGATTTCAATCCTTACTCATCGTCTCGCAAGAAGTCAGCCGCGCCCAAGATCACAGCCAAGCACACCCAGCTCTTCGACAAGATGAGCCAAGCACTGAACAGGAAAGATGGCTAAAGACGCAATCCTAAATATCATATTTGGCGCCAACACGAAAGAGCTCGACAAAGCTCTTGATGGCGCCACGAAACGGCTGCGGGACACGGCCGGCAGGATGAATGATTTGGGCAAGACATTGTCCATCGGCCTCACCGCACCAATCGCCGCCTTCGGAGCTATCGCCACAAAGAACGCGGTGGACAGTGCCAAGGCAATCGCGCAGGTGGAAGCCGCCGTCCAATCGACGGGAGGTGCTGCCGGCCGGAGCGTGGCACAGCTGGAGGAGATGGCCACGGGCCTTCAGCGTATCAGCCTGTACGACGACGACCAAATCCTCAAGGAAGTCACGGCCAACCTGCTCACATTCACGAAGGTCACGGGCACGCAGTTCGACAAGGCGCAGGTAGCTATCCTGAATCTTTCGACCCGCCTGGGCACGGACTTGACCAGCGCCTCGGTTCAGGTAGGTAAGGCGCTGAACGACCCTATCAAAGGCGTGACGGCCCTCGGCCGCGCCGGGGTGCAGTTCACCGCGCAGCAGAAGGAGCAGATTGCCGCCCTCGTGGAATCGGGCGACGTGGCAGGAGCGCAAACCATAATTTTGCAAGAGCTCGAAACCCAGTTCGGGGGAGCGGCGGAGGCAGCCGCCAACGTCGACCCGTATACCCAGCTCGCTAACGAGGTAGGCAACCTGTCGGAGGACTTCGGCGCTATCATCAACGACGCGCTCAAGCCGTTCGTCGGTTTCGTGCGTCAGGTGGTAGACAGCATCAAAGGATGGAGCGACGAGACAAAGACGACGGTACTGGTCATCGGCGGCCTGCTCGCCGTCCTCGGCCCTACCCTTATCGCAGTGGCCGGTCTCATCAACGCCTACACCACGATAAAGGGCGCTCTGCTGGCGGCCAAGACAGCGCAAGTAGGCCTCAACCTTTCCATCCTCGCCAACCCCTACGTCGCTGCAGCTGCAGCCGTTGGCGTGCTTGTGGGCGCTATGGTCCTCTACAAGAGCGAGACGGACAAGGCGCGCAAGGCCAAGGAAGATTTCGATCGCACAATAGCAGGCAAGCAAGGCCGCGAAGCCTTGCAGCTCATCGACCAAGAGCTGGCAACTGCC